GTTCAACACATAGTTTCGTATTGAATCCATATGTTTTAAGAGATAGACCATAGCAACTTCGGAAGGGGTAGTTTCCAGTCTATCTGCTATTGATTTAAAATTCTTTAATTTGTCTTCGTCGCTGACAGTATATTCCTCTCCCTTTACACGCATTAGTTCCATTTCAGTAGAAAATTCCTTTTCAGCCCATTCGAAGAAGTCTTTAACTTTCATTTATATCAGCTGTCTCAATGTCTTCCCCACAGTATGAACAGGGAACAACAGTTGTATTTGTATCTTTTAATGGATAAAAGGGGGATTGCGTCATTTTGTTTAACCATTCAATATCTTCGTTACAATTACACGCTTTACATAATGGAGCCCCCATATCCCAAGGATAAGGTTCGTCAATCTCTAATCCCATCTCTTGCTTTTCTATAAGAAGGTTCTTTAATTTTCCCATATTTACTCCTTATTCATTAAATCCCAGTCTGGTTCTGGGATGTCAAGTTCCGCTCCACAATCTTCACAAGTGTAAGACTCTGGAACATTAGTATCATATTCTGCAGGCTGATAATGCCTGTTGTTGTGTTCACATTTATCATCGATTTTATCTGTGATTATCGCTATCATATGAATAACTCCTGTTGTTTGAATCGTTCTTCAGCAATTTTGATATAGTCGGGGTTAAGTTCAATACCCAACCATTTTCTTCCAAGTCTTTGAGCAACCCATCCTGTAGTTCCACTACCAAAGAAAGGGTCTAATACAATATCTCCTTCTTTAGAGCCAGCTTTAATACAAAGTTCTGGCAGTTTTGATGGAAATGTGGCAAAGTGGGCTCCCTTGAAAGGTCTAACAGGAATAGTCCATACACTCCGCATGTTGGCCCCATCCTTCATTTCAAAAAAGCCCTGCTCTGTCTTTTGAAGCTTGGTTTTCATTCCAAGCTCCGAGTTACCCTTTTTACCCCCAAATTGGGAGCCTGGCTTGGTGTTTTCTTGGTATGGTTGCTTAATTGCATCTGCATCATAATAATAATTCTTAGACTTCGACATTAGAAATATATATTCATGAGCCTTAGTACATCTATCTGTTACAGATTCAGGCATTGGATTAGGTTTGTTCCATATAATATCTTGTCTTAGATACCATCCGTCTGCCTGTAGTCCAAATGCAGAACGCCATGGTATACCTACCATATCCTTAGGCTTGATAACATCATGAGAGCCCTTACCCATTGTCATTGAATCTCCACAATGAGTACCCTCATGAGCCTTTTGAACCTCTCCACTATTTTCATTTAGAGCAGCTCCCCTCCACCCTCCTCCCCAATATGTATCTCCAAGGTTTAACCAGAATGTACCATCTTTACGTAAGACACGTTTCAGCTCTTGACCTATTTCCACTAGCTTCTCCACATATAGTTCAGGTGTAGGCTCTAATCCGAACTGACCTTCTTTACCATAGTCTCTTAAGGCCCAGTATGGCGGACTTGTACAGACTACCTGTACATATTCATCAGGTATATCCTTCAATCTGGAGAGTACATCGCCTTGTAGTATTTCATTTGTCATAATAATTCTTCGGCAGTTTTCAGATTATAGACTATACCCCTGCCAAAAAAGTCTGATTATACCAACTAGAAGGGGGCTTTATCCGAACCTTCTTCTTGAGGTTTAGAGTCCTCGACCTTAACGGAAATATACCGTTTACCAGCCTTTGACGTATTCTTCCAACCTGCAAGACGATACTCAGTTCCATCGACATCTAAACTGCCAACAAAATCTGGTCTGGAATCTCCCTGTTCTTTGTACTGATTAACGAACAGTACGCCAGAATTGGTGTTGTCGTATTCACTCATGAGCATTACTCCTTAGTTACGTAACTTGTGAAAGTTTACTGATTGGAACAAGAACTATTTGACTATCCATATTGTCTCCACCCATAACGACACGGGCTTCTTTTCTTGATACCAATCTTCTAATTTTTTTTCGCAATCTACTGACCTTGAACATAAACGCTGTGTCTATCTCTCCATTATCAGACAGGATATGTATCCACCAGTCTGCATTTGTACTCGATAGTCCACTTGGATACCCTTTGTATTTTACTTCTATTGCAATGTTTCCTGTACGTTTCCATGTATCTCGTTCCGTCTTTACTTCAATACCGCTTTTCCCTTGAAATATGTTCTTGACCTTATCTTCATATACTTTACCAAAGTCAAGGTCTATGTCAAAATTGCCATTCATTTTTTTATATGACCATTACTATTAGCTTTAATTTTTGTTTTCAGCTGAGCATATCTGGCTAATGTTTCTGGAGATGGCTGTCGTCCTTGTTTGCGAATATTATCCATAGCTTCTCTGTAGGCTCGTAGCACCTGATAATCTGGGTTTCTTTTTTTAAAGTCGATGTCATTCATCTAAATATCCACTTGGCTCATTTTTAACAGAAAGCAGAAAGTGTCATACGGTATTGATATGTATGGTATATCTCTGTCCATACGAAATACAACTCCATGCTCTTCTTTTTCTGGTAATACCCACGCTGGTACTTTTTTACGTCTTTTGCATCCATAGAACTTACCCTCTATTTCAATATCTCCTTGCTCGTGCTGAGCCCCACCTCTATCCCTGTTATAAGCTTCAAGGTCAAAGTCCTTAGCTATTCTTACTGCCTGCCTTTGCAGCTCTGCCCCTCTTTGGCGATTTCTTCGTCCCCTTTTCTGAGCTTTCGTTTTCATTGTTTATTACCTTTTCTAAATGTTTAACAAATTTTTCAGTATCTCCGTTCATACTAATATACTCTTCAAATGTACTTCCAAGAACGCTGACAGCTCTTATCAGGGACGATATTGTTTCCATCTTCATTGAGCTCACAGTATCCTCAAGAATTTTTATTCGTTCACGCATACTTAGTTTTCGTTTACTGGCCTTCATTAATCACACTCCTTACAATTTGATACTGAGTTCGATGAGCTTGATTCTTTCAATGGTTCAGCTATTGTTTCCATTTGATTTATGATTCTTTTTATTCGCTCCATATCATTTAAGCCATTATCATCTACCATCAGATTCATTGATTCTATTGATTTAAGTCCAAGCTTCAAAACATTTTTTATCAGTATTGAATCAGACTCATCATATACTATTTTAGCCATTAAATACCTCCGCTAAGGCTTCGTCTGAAGATGAGTATATCTTACATCTATCACCAGCAACACCCATCTTAACTCTGCCACTTTTTCCATACCTGTTCTTGCCAAGTATCATTTCAATTCCATATTCACCAGCTTCGGATTCTTGTAGATAGTATCTCCACTCATAATACATGAACAATATAATTTCAGCATCCTGCTCAATAGAACCACTATCCCTTAAATCTCTGAGAAGCGGTCTTTTGTTTGCTCTTGTCTCACATTCTCTATTCAGCTGTGAGACCAAAAGAACAGCCATGTTATTTCTTTTAGCTGACCATTTATATTGTTTCATTATGTTGTCGATACGTATTCTATTGTCATCAATACCTGAAACGCTTACCAGTCCAATGTAATCATCTACTACAACATCTGGTGAATGTTTTCTAATTTCACGCATAGAACCATCTATGTCAAATATATTATCAAACATTACAAGATTCTGATAATTTTTCCGTATTCTTTGCTTAGCTTGTTCAAGCATGTCGGTATCATTCTCATTAAGCTCTCCGATACGTATCTTTTCATACGATAAACTTTCAGATTCAAGAACGATAAGCTTTTTCATCATCTCTACGTTGCTCATCTCTCTGTTCATCACCAATACTTTGTACCCAGAGTGAATCAAATTACGAACAACATTTAACATTGTCGTTGATTTGAAATGACCAGGCCTACCAGCAATAACAGTAATTTCACCTCTTGTCATACCTCCAGTTAAATCATCAAGCTCTGGATATCCAAATCTCACCAGAGAATCTTCATCGAACATTTTTTCAAATGTTTCCTCTAATAGTCCGTCAATGTCAAATCCATTACCGATATGCATATCAAGAATGGTTTCAATCTCTCTATGCAACTGTTCCAGTACTCCACGGGCATCAGAGTTCTTTACTTTGACGACCCCTTTGACTTCCTCAGCCTTTAATATGACATTTCTCAAAAGCCATTTCTCATACAGAATCTTAGCATTGTTCTCGTAATTGGATACTCCAATAACATCAATCAACCCAGTTAGATTGTAAGCCATTTCACTGGTTGCAAATGATGGTGGAACTTCAGCAATAAGTGAGTTTAGAGTAATATCTTCAGTACCCTTTTTTCTTAAATCAAGCATACCTCTCCATACGCTTCTGTGAAAATTATTGTAGAATACTGTCTCAGATGGAATATACTGCATAACCTTATCAATAATAGAGTTATCCAATATCATTTGACCGAGAAGTTCTTGCTCTATATCTTGCGAATTGGGTAGAGTTAGAGTCTGATTCATTATTTTTGTTTCTTCATGTAGTATATTGTATTTTTGCTCCATAATATTCCAGTCGTTTTTGTTTGTATAGGATGTCCCATCGATATAGCTTTTTTTACTGATTGTTTTATATCGTGAATTTGCATCAAATGAAAATCTAAATCAGTCGCTTCTTCGTTAATTTGAAGGAAGTGCACCATTCTACCAATATCATTGTTCATCGGCAGAACCGTTTCTAACCCTTACCAGATTAGCTGCGGCTGTTATTTGCCTACCATATTTACCAGACCATTCATCATGACCAACACTAATTACAACTGACTTGTCCAATAGAAGGTCTTCGGTTATAGAAGGCAGATTAACTACTACTCTCGGCTCATCACCTGAGTTCCCTTCTAATTCAAGTTTCTGTAAAGGTATGTGTAATTTATCAAGGAATTTCTTGTAATTGGTATTGCTACCTCCTGTTATTCGTCTGCCTTCTTCATCTTTAGAGCCACGAAATCTCCATTGTCCGTAGTCTTTAACCTCTCTGCCACCGCAATTATGTACATTATCATCAATCTGATATATGGGTTTGTAGATAACCGCTTTACCTTTGGTCTTAGTGCTGACTTTATGAACTGATAACCCAACTATTCTAGCGGGATAAGTACCTTCTGGTACTAAAGATGATATGTTCGGGTCATAATAAACATCGTCATCATCAAAATCATCAAGCAATTCGTTTATATTTGTCATATCCACTCTCCTTTAGCGTCTGCATCTACGCCAGTGTCTCCACCAAATTTCTGACCATTTGAGCCAACGTATTTATTGTCATCGAACCTACCCATAAAGACATCAGCATTAAACCCAAGCCTTGAAAGACCCTTGGTAATTGCGTCTGTCTGAACCTTCTTAACACAGTCGTCATCAAGCTTATTACCCATCATTACTCTGATAGAGCTACTGATAGGAAATTCTCCCTCAACATCACCAGCTTCGTCTTGGTATTTGTAGTAAAATGTAGCGGTATACACGATAAGCGTATCATTTAATATTGGAGTATACCTCTCATCCTTGACACCAAACCCATGACCGAAAGCTCCGAACACCTCAGTTGCGTTTTTGATTTGATATTGAGCCCCAATCGCAGTGAATCCACCGCGCTGATTAACTTTAGTTGTGAACTCAGGGTCGGTATTCTCGACCTGTTCCCACAAAAATAAGTTGCCATTTTTAACTTTCTGCTCTGCCATTCTGTTCTCCTTTTTGTTTTTTCTCGTAAAAAATTGGTGCGGCCCACCCTATAAGCTCAAATAACTGAACTATCACACTATTGTTTAGCTTTTCAAGCAGTGTAGGGCGAAGCCCTAAAATAATCAATTCTTTTTCCATTACATCTCTATCGCTCATTATAGTCTCCTGTAAAATATTGTATTGTAAAAACAGATATAATAGCTATAAAAAGCAAGGTATGTTCAATGCATATATTCATAATAATAATCCTGTACTAATATGGGCTCGACGGACTCGGCATGGTGGAGGAAAATAAAGCAAACCCCCACCAATGACGTTATTTCGTTGTCTAGAGCAACCGAGTCCAATCACTACCAAAAACCTACATCTTCAGCTAAGCTGACTTTTGATAGTCTTGTTCTTTTGAATCAGAGCTTGTTAGCTCCTTATCAATATGTTCAAAGGCGCTAGCAATTCGGGATAGTATTCTATTGGTATCCTTTACCATTCCACCATTCATTCTCAGGTGCTCTGACACTCCGAGCAGTCTATTGGACAAAGGAAGAACAACATCAATAAGTTTTTGAATCAGAGCATTCTGTTTCTCCAGATGTTCTGACATAAACTCTTCAGTATGATGAGCTTCATTAGGAGCACTAACAATATTGTTTAGAGTCTGTGTCTTATGAAGAGCAGCTGTCCTTTGTTTATATTTATTGAAATCCCAGTCGGAATTCATTCCCTGGTACACAACCCATTTACTGAAACCCAACGCTTCAGCAATCATTGACGCTTTAACACCGTTATCTCTCAGCATTCGCATGCTTGAAAGAATTTCTTGTGTTACTTTTCTGTTTCGAGCCATTACAACTCCTTTCTTGTTTATTTCTTTTTGTACATTTTTGATTCTGTGCCCAACCACCATCCGTTACCATTTTGAATGAATAGGCTAGACCTATCCTTTTCATAATTAGGGTCTCCAATGTCGCCTGAATACGGCCACCCACGACTTTGTTCACGCCAATCTCTTTTAGACATAGCCCTTACGTTTTGTATACAGTCTATACAATGAGGCCTAACCTTCTCTTCACTAGCCTTGTACCTGTAAAATTCTTTTATGTCTTTTTCGACCTTGCAAGTTATACAAACTTTCTTCATTTAAGTCCCAGCAAACCTCCACCACAAGCTTCAAAATAAGAACAATACTTCTCGTTACATTCCCACCTTTGAACAGGAGCAAATCCTATTTCAATCGGAGGAGCTCCATCTTTGACAGATTCGTTAACGCGAGTCCAGTAATCTACCGCTTCGTCTATTGTAGACATAGGCACATCCAACTCACGCATTTTAGAATCATTCTTGTTGTAAAACAATAATTTCATTGAATCTATTTTTGGGTAGTCATGTATATAGTGTATGTTATACCAATGAGCGTATGTTGCAGTCTGCATCATGTAGTTTTTAACGGATTCTGGGTCGTAATGTGCCTTACCGAAGATTGTTCGCCACTTCCAATAATTACATGACTTTATATCATACAGCACACCATCATCAACCATCACCAGGTCAATAAAACCTCTAACGTTTAAATCTTGCAGGTATAATTCTTTTTCTATGAAAATACGAGCTCCACTATTTGACGCATACCATTGAACAGCGTCTTGTATATCTTTATGAAGGACATCACCAAGGCGAAATAGCCTTAGAGTGTCAGCTGGTATATCGGAGGTTTGTACCTTTTCTACTGATGAATAATAGTGTTTACGTGCACACATACCTGCTGATGAAGAATGAAACCACTCCTCTTTACCATCGTATCTTTTGGATTTTTCAGCGTTTAGGTGTGCAACGTAATCATCATAGATTTGAGTGACTTTTGATATTTGAGCCATTTGTCATCTCATCTGTGTTGATTGATTTGTTTTTAACGAAGTCTTGTACGAGATTGCCAAGCCGTGTCTGCATAGATACATTTTCTATTGTGCATATTAACTTGAACTTACGCCATGTTTCGTTATCGCATCTGAAAGTTCTCATGTTTCCCATTTTTGTCCTCAATTTGTTAATGAATTTATTACAATATTTTTTTATGTCCAATACTTTTTTAATGTTTTTTTGTATTATTTAATACAGGTATATATAATAATATATAGCTATATTAAAATTACTACAACTATAACTTTAATAACATAAAGTCTAGGCTTAAGCTAAAGCCTAGACTTGTATGTTGTATGTGATTCTGCGGAAACTGTTTATTCAACAAATCCTGAACCCTCCTGAATGCTCACAGAAGTCCGCAAACTCAACCACATTATCGACGCTAAACGGATATGATTTACCCCATGCTTTTACCTTACCAGTGCCTTTACAGGCATTGCATCCACTACACTCATGAGCCCATTCAAATCCACCGGGCCTTTTCTGTTCTAAAGAATCGTGGTACTTCAGCCATTCTGATTCCGATTGCCATCCCATCCATTCTTCTCTTGTACCAGTTCCGTTACATATACCGCATTCTTCGTCTGGTAGAGACCGTACCTTCTTTTCATAAGAATTAGAGTACGATTCTACTGAGCCATCACCAATTAGCTTTCTTAATCGACTAGCTATTCGCATTGACTTTGTTTTGCATATCTCATGACCGCCATTATTAGTGCCACCACTAATGTCCTTTTCTGACAGAAAATCCTCGCAATTATTTGCAACAAAAGACCACAATGGAGACCAGTACCATACATTATTTCTAAAGTACGCTCCCCTTGTATTGTTTTGCCAAGCAAAATATGCTTGAGTTGTTTCCTCATCAGAAAAATCGCAATCAGGCACTACTGATTCTGACGGCATAAGACCATATAGGTCATATCCCATACGATTGCTCCTTTTTTGTTAAGTAACATGAGGCTATGGTAGCTTCCACCTGCATATTCGTATGATGTACCACATCAAGCGTTTCTAGCCTCAATGTTACAGTTATTACATTTAAGATTCTGCTTTTATATGGTTATCAATGTTACCAACAAATGCCATTTCTTGCTTCTCTTCATCGGTAAGAGGATGATGAGATACACCATATTGAGAGCAACAGAATCTATCAAAATCTTTTCTACGAGCTTTTGATTTCAGAGCTTTTTTCAACTCTTTTAATGCTCCGAGAGTGTATTCTATTTGCTCATCATCTTTTTCATCATAATTAGATGAATCAAGCATGTCAATTTGGTTTTTTGTAAAAATGGTCATCAGAGCAACCATCGTCGCATTCATTGACGCTTCAATAACATCATCAGAGCCTAACATTTGATATAAGCCCTTTCTCTCAAGCAAGTAGTTTTTAACTATCACATAGAATTTAGATGGCCTGTAAGATGTTGCCATCATAAATTCGCCCAAGTCTTCGCTAATATCATGACGCATCTTTGCCATTAGCTTATTATCAGACCTGTCTATTCCACGATAGTCACCAGGAGGTATTTTCAGCCGAACTTCGACTTGCTCCTCGGAAACTAATTGCTGAGCGTCTTGATTCTTATTCATATTCACCTCAGCTTTCTTATTACGTTAATTAAGTCTTCGCGTGTGCGTACATTAAAAACAGTTCCATAAAATTTACATTCACATTCTTCCATGTATAAATCAAAATCATATCCATATAAATCGTTGTGCATCCAATAAACTTCGTTTTTTTCTGAGCATTTAGAAATATGCTCTACTCCGTCATAATCGCCGAAAAACAATATAACCCTGTTATTAAAAAACTCGGACAATCTATCTAAGTCGCAGGTAATTCTATCGTCATCATCTTCAAATACCCGCTCAAATTTTCCAGTTGTTGGGTTTATCTTATGTGTTATATGAGCGTTCGGTGCAAGATATACTTCCATATTACCCAATTTACAGGATAGATATGCCATTTTACTGTAAAAGACTGACTCTCGACTGCAACTTGGAGAGCTATCCAGAACCAAAATAATTCTTTCACGTTCTCTTGATTGCATACAACTGTATATATTGCGTCTTGTAATAGAACGCATCATTAATTCTTGTACATCCCACTCATCTTCACCAATAATAGGCTCACCAGACTTATCTTCTGCAAATTTTGAAATCATTGTAGCTAAAGCGGATGCAAGTCTTTTATCTTTGGTTAATTCTGCTCTATCAATATTAGAACTGGCTCTACCCTCGTTCTGCAATCTTTGAATAACTTCTAACTTAGACCAGTCTATATAATCTTCGTGCCTTCGTTTCCTGTCGGAAACATGAGAGCTCGAATGTTCATCTGCTATAAATTTATATTTTTTGGCATTAAATCTTTGATTCCCGCTATTTAATCTAATGTTTTGCGATGATATGGACTTAACATAATTATTTGGTAATTTCTTTATTGAGGTATCTATCTGCTTTTTCGCTTTCTTCACAGACACTATAGGTTTAGCAGCTTTATCTATGCCATGATTCATCCCATCACTAGACGACCCCACCTCCAAGCTCTGAACGAATCCAGAGCCTGAGGGTGGGCGTGCTTTTGAGGATTTGTCTTGAGACTCCTCTTTCCAATTCCGCCAATCTCTGTTTATGCGATTAGACATACTTCAGAGCGGCTTCAGTAAGCTGATTGACTATTCGCTTCATTCGTGAAAAGTTATAGATATTATTGTCGTTGTACTTGAATCCATAAATAGCAAAATTATCGAACAGAAAACAATAACAATGAGCATTAACACTCCTGTATGCTTTCGTCACTAATCCTGCTTTTATTCCACTTACAACCCATCCACGCCTTTTCAGATGTTTCGATAGTTTGCGCGTATTTATCTTAATAGCTTTATAGATTGGTAAGTAAATATCCCCGGCGCTTTCCGAGATGTGGAACCTTCTGATAATCCTCTCTATTCCATCAAGCGCCATAGCATCGGGATAACCATTGATTTCCACCGAAGCGATTAATAAATTACTAGCATCTGTTTGGGATGTACTAAATTTAAAGCCCTTCCCAATCATTGTAATTTTATCACCATCCTCAACTACTTCTTTAGCGCATTTGGATAACATTCGGAGAGCTTTAGTCCCCCAAATGCCATCGGATAAGACATCAGAAAATTCAATGTACTTATGATTTACCACATTACGCAAATTGAGAATGCCATTATTACGACCATTATCGTAATTAGATGAAAATAGCCTGATAATAGCATTATCAACGTTATATTCATTCACATTCACCAACGTACCATAGCTTCCGTTTCGATTGTTCCACCAATTCAAGGCAGTCCCCAAACTGTCAGATGAAATAATGAGCATCAGACCTTTGTCTTTAGCCCATCTTATGTCAAAAGTGCTATGGGGTTTTTCACTTGATGATGAAAAAAGCGTATATCGAGCGATAACTTCGTTTTTAGAGTATCTGCGTATTTTCCATGATGACCACCGAGGAATTTTTAGTAAATCCCTTATTGTGCAGTTTTCATCAACGAACGCAACATCACACTTTATTTTATCTGTCGGAGCGTAGGAAACTTTATCTATATCTATAAGCTTATAAGGTTTTTTGCGCAATAATTTATCGTTAATGATTTCAAAGTCATCAACGATTGCAACATTGTCATTAGAGACTCTATGTTGCATATCTCTGTGGGCAAGCGTCGAGTAATTATCATCAGTATAGTCATAAACACCATAGATTTCATCATCGCTGGGTATTACCCTGGATGTATCTATAGGTTCTGCTTTAGTTAGGTAAGCAATCTTAGATGGCATGGAAAATTCCTGTTCCTCACCATCATCTAAAGATACAGCTCCTTCAAACTCAGCATCGTCTAACTTGGCAATACTCCCATTGTTTTGGGAATACTTCTTTTTCTGAGCATCTTTTAATAGACTGTGGTTTTCAGGTGTTTTTGTAATAAACTGATAAACCAAGCTATTCCAATCAGCTCCATTACCGAGTAGACTGATAGCGTCAAGAAGTTGTCGAATCTCCTGTATGGTAGCGGGTTTAGACATTCCGCTCATCACAGCTTTTTCATATAACTTGATTGCATTACCTAAATGCGGATGACCATCATGAGTTATCCTCAACGCTGACATAACGAGACTTGGCTCGAGTGGATTAACATCAATCTTTGGAAACCTACGCAACAAAGCCTCGTGAAATTCACGTTCATCATTTGCAGTGAAGAATATGAACATATTATCGAGGTTTGCTTGTATATCGGTACCAGGTATTGATAAACGCCCGTACTGAAGGAAGTCTAAAAAGAATCCATCAGCAGTAGGTCTTGTTTTATCCCACTCGTCAAGTACAAGCATCACTTTATTTTTATGCGATGCTTCAGCCGCTTTGAAAACAGTTGATTTCTTTATCTCGACTCCGCTTTTAGTTGTTTCACTGGGAAACATCTTAAGCACCAAGTCATCTTCGCGTGTTCCAGGAGCACATTGGTAGAAATACATCTCTACTCCAAGTGCTTTACTTAGGATTATTGGAAGGTAACTTTTACCTGTACCCGCTGGGCCGTATAAAAATGCTCCACTTACCGGTTTGGAATGTATCGCACTTGTTATACTCGCAGCGAAAGGTACGTCGCAGATATATCCGTTTTCATTAAGCGACTTATGTATGCCCTTAACGGTTATTTCTTGCATTTAGCGTAACCTTAGCTTTAGTATTTTATTTTCTTTTTTTAGTTTGTTATTATTTTTACGCAGCTCGTCAATGGCTCTGTATAGGTGTGCTACATACATACCGAACATTGCAATCATTACTCCTGCGACTATTATTGTTTCTAACATAGTTCTTTCCGATTATTAATCTAGCAATATCATATATTCTTTTGGGTAATACTCAATAAACCAGCTTAATCCCTTCTGTACAATACTGTGTATACCACACATTTCCGCTCCGATTGTTAAATCGTATACTGCTACTGCTTCTGGCTCAAGTTCTACTATTTCGCCAGTAAATCTATTTTCAATCATTTCTTTTTTATCAAATATAACTAAATCTGGGAATAACTTTAATGCCTGTTCTTTTGGCGTTACTTGTGTCTCGCTCATCTTAAACCTACAAATTCAAGTAATCTGTATATCCACGATGTTCTGCAATAATTAGTCCAAGCGGACAATACAGACTCTTTACGTTCAAGAGCGTGACTTTCCTCCATGCTTAAATCAAACATCTGTTGAAGATGATGAATAAGTGCGGGGTGAGCGTTATTTAACTTTGCTTCCAAGATGATTGATGATATTTCATCTATGCTTTTACCAGCACACATATCAATCGCTTGAGATTGGTGGTTATCATTCATATTGCTGACTCTCCTTTCTTTTTCGTAAGCAACTTTGATAGTGAGTTCTCAACTTTCATTCTATGTATAACCGCAATATGCACAATCAACAGGTCATCTTTATCTAATTGCCGGTACCACTCATTTTCTGCATCTTCTAAACAAGACGGATAATCATAGTCAGCAGTACCATCTTTAAACATTGGGTAAAGTACGAGCGTCTCTGTATCAAATACTTCCCCAACTGAGTGTAGCCCAACTTCTTTGTTTCTTTTCATTGTGTATCCCTTCCAGTTAAATACGAGGTAGCACATCTTTTCCACACAGATGGAAGGAGGTCAGCTATGGTAGACGCACTACCCCTAAATCTTTTGTGTAATATATTTAGAATATCAATTCACCTGTATGCAACAGTTTTTTACTTGTTACATCTGTTCCATACTCATCTACTTTTGTTACCTGCTCAATATCACCAAGTACAACACCATTATCAAGCATAAAACCCATTGTTTCGTGTTTTTCATCGGGATTACCACTACCTTTAAGTATTAGGTAACCTTTATTTATTTTACTTAAATCATATAAAGTTGCAATAACCTCGTATGATTCGTTGTTTCCTTCCTTCATTGTTATTTCCTTTGTTTTACTTATCAAAGTATTTGTCCAATTTATGTTTTGCTTGGTTCAAGTCTCCAAATCTAATATCCCGCAAAATATCTTTTATTCTGTCTTTTCTTATGTCTTTACTCGACTTTTCGACTTTTACCATTGTTTTTGGTATAAATCTCAACTTATCACTTCTTTTCTGTTGATGATTGAGTTTTTGTGCGACTTCTGAATTTAATTCAGTTAAATTAAATTTAGTGGTTATATTTCTTACTGTGTCTATAATACACAAAGGAATGTCTGTTTTATGTAGGTTTTTACGTAACCTATCAAGATATTTTGTAAGTGATAATTTACTTGTAAATGTTAAAGTTTCAGACGTTACTTCATTTTCTGTGTAAACGTCTATTTTAATTGTTTTATTATTTAATGTGGTAATTTCTGTAAATGGTTTTTTATTCATTATATCAGTATGTGGTTTGTTAAGTTACTCCGAAATTTCTGTAAAAAATAAAGGGTAGATTCGAAAACCTACCCTCTACTTTATTAATACGAAGTCAGTTTGACTTCTTGTTTAACTCCTTTTTACTCCGAAGATATAGAGTCGGATAACGTTTAACACCGTTTTTATCCATGACAAAGTGTAACTTTTTACCTGTTTTAGTAATATCGAAACCGTCCGACATACTTTCAACAGATTTTCCGAAGTCGTTACGGAATGTCGTAATTTCGGGAGTGTCATAAGAAGTTCCACCACCTTGACCACTTGTAACTTTACCACCTTCTTCTAACTTCTTAAACACGTCCGTTATCTGTTTTCTATCTTCAGGAGAAAATCCATCCAAGTTATCCAAGACATTATTTACTGACTTCTTGGAAAGTTTTATTTCCTTATCAGATTTCACAACGTCTTTAACATCTGTAGGTGTAGAGTTTACACTTACGTCTGTACCTGTAACTTTCGGAGTCTTATGTGATGTTTTACTTCCCATAAGATTGTTTCCTTCTGTTAGTTGTTGATTACTTCTATTCACAAGAGAATATAATACTTATGAGTATTAAATAAAACAATTATTAAATAATATATTAATGTTGAGGTCTCCAAGTGGTGAATTTTGGACAAATTATTGTAATACTTAGTGGTCTCGTTTTTTTTAGGTTATAAAGGAGGGGTCTACGAATTATACTGTATATATATTATACATCATTTATATGGTTTTCAACCTAAACCCCGAATGTCCATAAAACAGGTGGGGGGTATGGTCGGGGGATAAAAGACCCACACCCATAATCATAAAATTTTCAACGTTTTTCCAGAAAAATTCTCCAATTCTATAAAATTCAATAAATCCACTTTCCCAAAAATTTTGCCAGAAATCTCACTAACCTATAAGCCTAGGCTTAAGCATAGGCTTTATAATAGTAGTTGTAGTTTAATTTATTTATAGATTCTATATATTTAGCTTATAATATATATATATACTATATATACTATATATAGTGTAGAAACCCGGAAACTTCTTGTTCTACGTTGTAGTCTAATGTAAATTGGATGTGTAAATGGCAAGTCAAATACCTATAGCAAGAAAGTACTGTGCGAACTGGGACAGGGGAATCTGCTTAGGATGTATGTTTAAGCGGGTAGATGGTGAACTATTCATGAATTTGGATAAGAAGTTTGCTGGTAGACCTTGTGTTGTTGATGATGGATGCAGGTATTTTGAAAAAATTGTACTGAAAGGTAATATATGCACATAAAAACATTCGATGACGAAACAATGCTAGTGGATGCGGAGTCCTACTTCTATTTGTGGTGCTGTGACTGCAGTCTTAGACACCTTGTTGTGGTTGAAGCTGTCGGCAACGGAGCTGATAAGTTCAAAACCAGTGAAGGTAAGATAGCAATCGCTATGTCGAGAGACCAAAAGGCTACAGAAATAGCTCGTAAGGAGGATAACATAGTCCTCTATCAGCGTAAAAATGGAAAAAAGAATGCCAAGACCAAAAAAGCATAGAAGAGCTGTCGTAATACCTGACCAGCATTTTCCCTTGCACGACCAAAAAGCTGTAAATGTGGTTTTGAAGGCCATTGAGCTTGTAAAACCCAATATTTTCATAAATCTTGGAGATGTTGGTGAGTGGGAAAGCGTCTCGGCTTGGAAATATAAGGGTAAGAAATTGCCAGAGCTCGAATATCAGCTTCCTATGATTGATAAAGAAATAGAACAAGTCAATGAAGGTATTGATATGTTCGATAAGGTGCTGGATAAGATAAAATGCAAGGAAAGATACATATGCGCTGGTAATCACGATGAGTGGTTAGACTCTTTTGTTGAGAGATACCCGTATATGAAGGATTATACGTTTAGGAAGGCCTGTAAGTGGGATAAGCGAGGGTATAAGTACCTGCCGTATAATTATCCCCTTAAAATAGGGAAATTGACGTTTATACACGGTGCCTTCGCAACAGTTAATCATGCTAAGAAGCATTTAGACTCCTACGGAGCAAATATTGTCTATGGGCATACCCATGATATACAACGGATGACCGGAACTAAGCTTGGAGGTACGATAGGTTCTTGGAGTCTTGGTTGTCTAAAGGATATGTCACGGGAACAAAATAAGTGGTTGAGGGGTAGATTACATAACTGGGCCCATTGTTTTGGTATTATAGATTGGTTTAGTACAGGAGATTTTAGAATGGATGTGGTTGACATTCATAAGGGAAAGACTTTCGTCTGGGGGCAGACGATAGATGGAAACAAGTAGGAGTTATTATGATTACTGTTTCCTTACTTATCTACACTCGGAGGGGTGGTCACGGGACTACCTAGTCAACAGGTTGGGAGTAGTGTAGATGAGAACAAAGATGATTTCTCGTAAATCTGAGGTTCTGTACGAAAATGTAGATGAATTTCGTAATTTCTACCCAGATGTGTCATTGGTGTCTGATTGGAGGAGTGGTCAGGAGGGAGAATGGGTTATTACGGATGATTTACAGGTTTGTAAGATTTTAAGACGTAGTACCATGAAAACTCAGAGAGGAGCGTCGATGGACTATGTAAGAACGATATTGGGGACATATACGATAAATCCTAATGTTGATATGGGTGGTATACCCCCAAAGAACATATATTCGTTCTCAAATAAGAAATTTGCTAAGAAACTTAGGGAAGAGCGTAAAGAGCCTACGAACAAGGAGTTCGTCTTTGCAAAATACATTGCTAAGGGAATGAGCCCTACGGAAGCATATTTACGTGTTTTTCCAACAAATAATAGGTCATATGCTAAAGAAACAGCCAGAGGACTATTAAAGACTGAAAGGATTCAGAAATTGGTTACTGAAGAAATAGAAATTATCTTAAGCGAAATTGGAGCGTCTAAACATTACCTACTTGAGATGACAAAGAACATCATTGATAATATCGATGGTAAGGATGGGGATAAGTTGAGAGCGATTGAATTGATGATGAAAATAGCTGGAATGTTCCCGAATGATAAGAAAACGGAGTCATTGACAGTATTTCAAGGATTTAGTGAAGAACAGTTAAAACGAATCAGTTCCGATAATGTAAAGGTGCTGGCTCATGCTGAAAAAAGAATCGATGACAAACCTAACCCTAAGTGACATAGGAATACATAGTGAACTCAGTTCATGCCTTGTTTGTGATAATCATCTGATTGATAGTCAAAAGGTGGTTATGATGGACATATTTGAATCTGTATCTGGATGGGTTTGCCCAGAATGTACATCTTTATACGATTACGATGATAATCTTTTGGATATTGGTGATTTAGATATTTATTCAGATATAAAGGGGTATGCTTAGATTTTATAATAATATCAATGGACAACGACAAAATCAATATATTATCAGATGTCAAGGAGAAGGATGATGTTCTTGCGCGTTCTTATAGTGACCTTCTTTATTTTGGCAGGGCTTTTCTACCTGCCGATTTTCTTAATAAGAGCAGTTCTCCCACCTTTCATGAAGAAGTGTCTCAAAAACTTATTGACACTCGCCCTGGTGCCCGTATATGCAATATTCTACCGAGGGGCTTTGGGAAGTCCATTCTATCGAAGGCTGCTATTCTACACAAGATTTGCTTCGCTCCGAAGGGAGAAAGACAATTCATTGCCTGGGTAGCGGAGGAGCAAGGACAGGCTATTGACCATCTTAAATATGTTAAGAGCCATTTAGAATATAATGAATCCATAAGATATTACTTTGGGAACCTGGCTGGTGATTCAGTTGGTAATAGGTGGACTGAAAAAGATATTGTTACTACAAAAGGGGACAGGCTGATTGCAAAGGGTACTTCTCAGAGACTTCGTGGTAGGACTGAGATTGATGTTCGTTATACTGGTATTGTATTGGATGACTTCGAATCTGAATTAAATACCAAAACACCCGAAAGACGGGATGAAATCAAAAAATGGATTGTATCTACGGTGTTCCCTGCATTGGAGGAGTCTCCTGGCCGTGAAGGATGGATATGGCTCTGTGGTACTATTGTTCACTATGATAGTTTTCTTCAAATGGTTGTTGATGGAAGTAGATTGGCTGAGCGGGAGAATCGTAAATACCCTTGGGATGTTACATTCTATAGAGCTATTCAAGATGGAAAATCAATATGGCCTGAGCAGTTTCCAGTATCCAAGTTAGATTCTAAAAAACGTGAGTTTATTGAAGCTGGCCTTGTTAATAAGTTCGCTCAGGAATATATGAATGATGCCCGTGATTTATCATCCGCAGCGTTCAAAACAGATAGGATACAGTACCATGATGGGGCTTTTAAGGTTGTTGATAACTATACCTATTTGGTAATACGAAATGAAGCTATTCCAATCAATGTTTATATCGGTGTCGACATAGCGGCTACAGCGACACAGAAATCAGATTTTCAAGTAATAATGGTTATTGGAGTAGATGCAAATAAAAATCGGTATGTATTGGAATATTACCGTGAAAGAATACCAACATTCGATTTACCTGAAAAGATTATAGAAATGGCTAGAAAGTACAGTCCTGTTAGAAGAGTTACCATTGAAACCGTAGCTGCACAGGAGATGGTCAGAGATATGGTGACAAGAATGGCTTCTGAAGATAGAAGACTTATACCTGGAATATTTAAAGGTGTTAAACCACCCGCAGGAATTAAAAAGGCAGATAGACTCGAAACATCACTAGGCCCGATTGTAAATAGTAAAAAATTATATATTCGTAGGGAAATGACTGATTTGGTAGATGAGATGTTTGAACATCCCGTACCTAAGAATGATGACCTTATGGATGGATTGTACTATGCAGACTACTATTCTAAAGCTCCAATTAGTACATCTATATCTGTTGGTGAGATGAGAGCTGGTAAGAAAAAGAGTGGCAAATTAAGGGGATATTACAACTGGATGACGGGTGCTAGACGATAATTTGGAACTTTTGGCCGATTTTTGCGTTTTTTTCTTTGAAATTATGCTATTTATATTTAATTTAGTGCTAAAACCTGGGTCACATTAATTATGGCAATAGAACAACATCCTTTAGCTAAGGAGAATCAAGAGCTACATCGAAGATGGCGTGATGCCAGAGCCGACTGGGAAATTGAGGCTCGTAATGATATTGATTTTTATCATGGCAATCATTTTACCAATGCCGAGTCTGAGGAGATGCAATCTCGAAATCAGGCTGATGTGCCTATGGATAGAATATCTCCGGCTATTGAGAAGCTCAAAAGTGTATTAACAGCTAAACCTCCTGTGTTTACTGCTGTTCCAAGAGAGGACTCTGATACAAAGGTCGCGTCTGCTTGGAGAACGATACTTGGGTACGTATGGCAAATATCTAATGGTGATGTTCACATGAAGGATGCTATCCATGATTATGCTGTGACGGGGCTGGGATATTTATATGTTTACATCGACCATGAGGCTGATTTTGGTAAAGGTGAAGTTAAGTTTACTTCAGTCAATCCATTTCGTGTTTATGTACCACCATCATCTCGTGATAGGTTTTTTCAGGATGCTGATTCAATTATCCTATCGACAATTCTGACTGGTGAACAGATTGTCAATCTTTATTCATTTTTAGGAGCTCAGATGGATGAAGAGACCGGGGAGGTTATTCCTGGAATCATTGAGGATATTTCTACTTATTCAGAAGAAGATTATCCAAATGCTCAAAACAAAAATAGCATGGTTATTAAGACACCGGCTGAGGCTAAGGACTTAGACCATTTTAATCATGAAAAATATCAAATATTAGAAAGATTTTATAAAACTAAAGTTCCGTTCTATAGGGTTGTTGATTCCCGAAGTGGGGAAGAGATGATTCTGAATGAACAGGAATTTGCTGCATTTTTAGAAGAAAATCCGGGAGTGTTTGAGCGTGGACTCATGAGCTTTGAGGAGGTCTTGCAGACAAGAATAGGCATAGTTGCGACCGTTGGTGAGGTTTTGTTATACGAATCTGTTCTCAATACTGATGTGTACCCTGTTGTACCCTTACCGAATATTTGGTCGGGAACTCCGTATCCCAAATCGGATGTATCCAGAACACGCCCAATGCAAAGACTCCTCAATAAACTTTGGTCTCTTGCATTGTCTCACGCTCAAGCTTCTGCTGGATTAAAACTTTTAGTTCCTTTGGGAAGTGCTGTAAATGGGTTAGACCAACTTGAAAGAGATTGGGCAAATCCAAATGCAGTTATCGAGGTTGATACATCTCAGGGAGAACCACATTATCCAGCTCCGACACCACTTGCGGCTGAGTTCTATCGACTGATTGAACAAGCAGAGTTTTATATAGATTTTATATTTGGACTGCCAGAGATGATGCATGGATTTGCTGAGAAGGCTCCTGACACAGTTAGGGGTACTGAACGTATGATGATGCTTGGTTCTGAACGTCCAAAATCGAAATTAAGAGATATTGAGTTCGCAATCAATATTATCGGAAGATTGTTGTACTCAGTATCTAAAGGACATTATACTTTCCAAAAAATGTTCAGATTGATACAACCGAATAATAATATAAACGAAGTTTCTGTGAATACTTTGTATACCGATATGAATCCTACGGTTATTGATATTGTAAAAGACAGGAACAATATTGGACAACATGACATTAGAATAGAAGCAGGGTCTACCTTACCAACAAGTAAATGGGCTGAGTATGGTGTCTACTTTGAAGCCTATCAGGCTGGATTGGTGGACAGAACAGAGGTATTGAAGAAGAATCCAGAAATATTCGACAAAGAAAGTATTTTATCAAGAATGAGTGAGATTGCTCAGTTGCAACAGGCTAATCAACAGTTGCAACAACAAGTCAAAGAATTGCGAGGAGACTTGCAAACGGCACAACGGGAGTCTGTCCAAGACAAGAAGAGAGTTGCGGTTGAGAAATTCAAACGTGACTTATCTGAAGTACGGTCAGACGCTAAAGCAGAAAAGAAAGTGCAAACAAATAAGTTTGCCGACACGGTGAAGTTCGAGTTGGAGAAATTAAAACCCGTCATAGAAAATATGGAAGAGGGTGTTGGTTCTGCTCCTGAAGACATCGAAACATCGTAGAAAGGAAAATCATGGAAGATTATATAGCTGAAGCAAATACCAGCGAAGGCGTTGTACAAGACGTTGTAGCTGGGACTGAGGAAACTAATCCTTTTGCTGAGGATAATAGTGCATTTACTGAGGAAGGATACGAAGGTGTCCCTCAACCTGAGATGCAATCTGAGACTTCACACGTAGATTGGGAATTGGAAAGTAAGAAGTGGCAGTCGTTATACGATAAGTCACAGACGAACTTGACAAAGCTGGAAGATGCCCTTGGAACTGCAGTGGAGATGCAACAGAACGCTCAGGCCGCAACTGTTAATCAGCAGAAAGAACAAGTACCTCAAGTATCCGAGGAGGAATTTAATCCTTGGGATGCCTATTACAAGCCGGATTCACCGTCTTATCAAATGAGAGTTGCTCAGGAGAATCAGTCGGTGTCACGTGCTATTGAAGGTCATATGTCTCAGATGAATGAGAATATTGCCTTGAATAACACAATTAATGAGTTGAAGAACGTGCATAAGATGCCCGATGAAGATGTTAAAGAATTCTTACAATTTGTTACCCAGCCAAAAGAAAATGTTGGTTTGGATAATCTTGTAAAGCTTTGGCAGGATGTCAACGGTAAAAAAGCATCTCAAGGCGTTTACGACTCACTTGAAGCGGTAAGAGCTTCCAAAAAAGCTCCCCCAAGTCCAGGAGCGATACAAGGGCAAGACCCTCGTATGCGACCTAAGAATGAAGAAGATTCAGCTTGGGATGGAATTATGGGAGCAAATGTTCATGGAAGATTACCGTAAATCTTAAACAACAAAGGAGTGTAAAATGGCAATTACTCAAGGTGGAGTAAAAACTACGGATGTCGTCCAAGCTTCGTCAAATAGTCACGCAAGTGCTCATGGTACTACGCCTGACGTTAGACGGTTATATAACTTTGGAGACAGAGTAGCAGACCTCTCACCAGAAGAATCGCCCTTTTTCGTATACTTAAGCAAAGTAAGTAAAGTACCTACTGATGATTCAGTATTTCGTTACTTGGAAGACCGCTCTAA